CGTCGATCGCTTTGCGCGTGATCGCATAGCCAAGAGCGATTTCAGTATGCTCTTGGTTGTAGACGTAACGTTCGCCAGCTGCGTTATCGAAAGCGGTCTGGCCACCTTCGGTCTTCAACTGGGCAAGACCCAAGAAGCGCATTTCCGCAGTGCGCTCAAGCGCCATTTTGGAATCATGCTTCGTAAAGATCTTATCATACTGAGATGGGATCATCTCATACTTGCCTTCAATCCCACGGAGACCGGGGAGGAGAAGGTCTTTGATGGCAGAGAGATTAACAGCCATTGGTCCTTACTCCTTAGATTGTGACAAGCGTCTTGGTCGAGACGTTCAAGAAGCCAACGATAACGTAATTGGCGTTCGCAGCAACGTCTGTTCCATTTGAGCCCGGCGGATCGGTGACAAGGCTGATAACGCGGAAAGGAGCCGTCGAAGACGTTCCAAGCGTTTCAACAAACATGCCAGAGATACCAGATGAAGTATTGCCGCTCGAACCGCCAGCAAGCGAGATCGAAGCGCCAACGCCAGCTTGCGTCACATTCGTGGTGCTGCCAGCTTGGACAAGGAAACGAGCGTTTGGATCGTTTACGACGTAAGCATAGACAACGCCGTTGTTGTCTGAGCCCGGCCAAAAGTTCGACCAAACAGTGCGCTTCTGGGCGACTGAAAGATATTTGCAGCCCTGAAAAACACCAGCAAGCTGCGTCGTAGGCGCGTCACCCGCGCGTGTGATCGTGCCATTGGTATCTTGAAGGACGGCATCACCGTAGAAAATAGGCGTCGTATAGTTAGAAGCGATAAGCATCTCGACCTGTTCGTAGGTCGGGGCAGAACCGTTCCCGCTATATTGACGAAAACCGAACGGCGCAAACGTATTCGCCATGACGGGTTCTCCTTTTATAGGAGGCTCATCATCGCGCACCGGGGCGATTCAGGAACCAAAAATTGTTAATGCCTCACGCCGAGGAGGCTCGGGCCCTTTAAGGCTTATGCATATTATCGCTTGACAGGCACAAAAAGTAAAGGGGCCGACGAATCGACCCCTTTGATTTATATAATATAGATCTATTCCTCATTCTTCAGGTATTGGCATAGCCTCGTAAGACTTTTTAATCTGTGGACGAACCTTAGCGTGATCTCTTGTCATCGTGCCATCAGGCGTTCCTGAAAGTTGAGTTTCTTTGTATCTTACTTGATCGCGTGCTCGACTAAGATTAATCATCTCACGCTCTTTAACAATTTCAGTTGGACACTCCATCAGCACGAGACCATCGCGCATAATGATAGATGTAGCTGAAGTATTATGCGGCATCATTTCAGGGTGACGCGAAGCGGGAACTGGCGACCAACCTTCTCTCTTTACTTTCAACTGATTGCCAGTATCTTCCCACTCATATGTTGAGAAGCGTTTCCAGTTATATGTCCAACCATCCGGGATAGTGTCAGGATCAACATAAAGCTGATCTGTTCCTTCATCCAATTCTCCAAGATGACTGCGAAGTTCAGCAGCACGCTTTGCGGCGGCTGCTCTTGGGTCATCATCGCGCATGGCTGGCCTCAAATCATCTTCTTGCACAGTTTCTTTTGTCAATTTGGCAAATCTGTTCTTGGCGATTGTATTCATAATCTATCCTTAATGACCGTAGCGGCCTTCTTTGATTAAGAGAGCTTTATTCTTTGCATATTCTTCAGGAGTGTATCCCATAGAGCGAGCTGTCTCTGCCTCTTCCTTACTTAGCCGCATTGTGTTTGGACGTGGCGAATTACCACGAGAAACAGGTGCCGGCGGAGGCTGTGTAGAACGTTTTTGAGTTGGCGCTGATGCAGCAGACATAGGTGATTCGGAAGCCGATTCGACATGCTGTTCAACTGGAGCCTGCTTTTGCTTACCAAGACGCATTTCGATGAACTCAAAGTATTCATCTGTTTCAGGTCGCAACCCATCTTCAACAGCATCTTCATGAGCACGCATAGCCTTACGAACATCTTTGTCTGATCGGATAATATCGCGAGAGTTGCGTATCCATTCTGCTGATCGAGGCGAGTTAGACTCAAGTGAATCAGCCCACTGATCTGCAACACTGCCGCGAGAAGGTGGCATTTGCTGAACAGGCTGCGCCTCGGCGTCTTTCATTGCCTGCTTCATGGCTTTCTGGCCATCTTTCAGCTTTTCCATCTGATTGGCATTAATAGCCATGGCGGTTTGTATCTCAGCGGCTTTTGTATAGTCGCCAACACTCATTGATTCTGCATATGCAGTCTTTAAGGCCTCTGAACGCTCCTTAACGGTCTCGATTGCATTAACGACAAGTTGGTATTGAGCTTCTGCAGTGTTCTCATCAGCAGCCCTTGCCTTCTGATGCGCTTCGTAAGCACGCCTTTCAGCTTCTTCAGCGCGTCTTTTCTCGCGCTCAAGGTTCTTTTTAAGCTCCTCAATACCTTTTTCAGGTGGAACTTCAGATTTTTTCTCTTCTTTTGCAGAAACCTCTGGAGTTTCCTCCTCAATCTCTACATTTGGCGCTTCAGGATCAGCACTTTTTGGTTCCTCAAGCACAACATCAATATGTTCTTGTTCATCCGACATAAAAAATCTCCTTACCAAGCGGAATCAGGCGATGGAACGCGCATTTTCACCTGCGTATCGGCCATCATGCGGCACAAAACGCCATTGACAGTGATGCTCCATCCATCAGATGGCCTAAACGCAAGCCAATCATGCATCTTAAACGTTGCATTATTGAACCATTGGCCCGTGTCATCGTGAAAAGCCATTGGTCCCTTAGCGACCAACAGCCCAACCTTCCCCTGATACCGATCTTCATCGGTAGTTTTGTCGGATAAATACAATCCGCTCTTCGTTTTTGTCGGCCTGATGTAAACCGCAACGAGGATCTGATTATTAAAAATCTCAATATTAGATAAATCACCTAGATCTTCGAGCAGCTTCTGCTTGGGGTCGACTTCATGATCCATTAGCATAGCTGGCATTTTATTTTCCCTTCCTCTTATTGATACTTTTCCTGATATACCCTGTGAGCTTCATCAAGGTATTCTATAGCGGCGCGTAAGCCCGCAATCTTGCCCGCTAAATATTTGTATTCAGCGTGTGTTTCCAAGTGGCCATTTGAAAGATTAATTATCAATCTATCAATTTCGTCACTCAATAACGTTTCTAATTCCTTCACATATACGTGAAGCGGCGTGATAGCGCCCATATATAGCCCTTCCTCGGCTCTTCCTCTTTGTTAGCGGGACTGGCTGCCGAGGAAGGGGGACAGCCAGTCCCTTCGCAAAGCTTACGCTCTACGAGCTTTTTTCGCCTTGGCGATATCCTCTTTTTGTAAGCGACCCTCGCCAGAACCAGCGCCCGCCGTCATGTCCTTGTAGGACTTTGCAACTTTGCTAATTCGTCCACCTTCTTTACGTGCAGGTGCATCAGCATGTCTCTTGGCAATGTCTGTTTTTTGCAAACGGCCTTCACCAGAACCCGCGCCTGCTTCCATATCTTTGTAGGTTTTAGCAACCTTGCTGATACGTCCGCCTGCCTTGCGACCCATCGGCAATCCTGCTGGAGGAGGAGCCGCAGGTGCTGGCATTGGAGGGGCCATTGGACCTCCCATAGGCATAGGAGGCGGCGTAGGAACGCCAACAGCAGGAAGCTTAGGAGCGCCAGCAATTGGCTGGTCGCCCATAGGAGGCTTGCCGCCAGCTACAATGGTTATGTTAATATCGGTCTTGCCGCTTTTACCACTTTTGTGGGAAGGCTTTTTCATCGAACCGATGTCGAGAGCGCCACCCATAGCGCGGGCAGTTCTACCGCCCTTCTTATAGTTTTGATATTTGCCTGAACGCTCTGCAGCTTCATTTGGCTCGGGGAGCGAATCATCTCCGCGCAGCGCGCGATCTAACGCGCCTTTCTGCTCTTGAGTGTAATTGGCTGTGCCCATCTTGCCAACATCGCGCATTGATTCGGCCTGCTTTTCGGCTTCCGACTTAGCGCCAGTCATTTTCTTCAAAAGGCTACCGCCCTCGGCTTTGCCGCCTTTCTTGTAATGCTGGGCAGCGCCGCGGACTGGCTTAATCTTCATCGAACCAAGGCGTGCTTTGGTATCTTCAGTTTCAGCTGCTGAAGGAATAGATCCGCCACTGGCACGCTTTGCCTTGCCGCCATGCTTTAGGCCGCCAATATGCTTTTTGCCTTCGCGATCTTCGTTGGCTTCCTTCATATTCTTATTGGCCATACCAACGCCAATCTCTGAAGAAACCTTGCCGCCAGCCTTGCGGGCTAAACGATCTGAGCGAGCAGCGCCACAACTGCCTTCCATCATGGCGACTTTGCCGCCCTTTTTATAAGCTCTGCGAGAAATAGGGCGCATACCTGTCTTAACATCAGCCTCCAGCGGTTCCGCGGGGCTCCAGTCTGCGCTAGAAACTTCTTGATCTTTGACGTAGTTGCCGGGCTTTGCAAGATTACGGGCTTTCGCCTTCATCTTTTCCCGTAATGTTTTTGCAGAATATTCAGACATTTCTTTTTATCCTAGCTAGGAATTAAGCGGCGTCCCGCTTTCCGCGTTATTTCGGAAGGCTAGATACTACATCAAGTGCATCATCAATGACAGAGCCACCACGCTTTAATCCGTAATGTTGTTGGTGTTCTAGCCCTTGCATAACACTATCTAAAAACCGTTGATTGACTTCTTGTCGCAGCTTTTGCTCTTCGAAGAACTTACGAGCGGAATCTCTTCCCTTGGGGTCAAGAGAAAATGGATGGACAATTAAATTGCCTTTTGCAGGTTGCTGAAGAAGTTTCTCAACAGCATCTGGCATTGCATAATGGCGCAATACAGGCGGAACATCGCCAACATATTCGCCGCCAGTAGGGACAGGATATGTCGAATGCTCAAAGGCGACAGATTCTGGCGTAATGTTTTCAGGATTAAACTTTACAATTCTGTGGCCCATCATGCCCTTTGGCAATCCACGCAACTCAGGATCTGTAATGGCTGCGCGTGTTTCGCCAACCATTGGAAAGCCTTTGTCCCGCCAAGATGACTTATCCATAAACTGAACAATGGCGCGACGATCTCCACCTGAAAGACTACGCGCAAATTCGCTTGCTTCCTTGGCGTTATGAATACCGGGCCATGACGCCATCTTCTCTGCAGCTTTTGTTGCCTCATCGCCTGAACCAAAATGCAGCCCACTCTTAAGTGCCTTATCAAATTCCCTTGCGTCTTTCTTGCTTATCTTTTGATTGGGTATTTGAGCCATCAACGCATCAAACATGTTGTGCGATGAGTCTACAGCTTGAGGGCCCATAGGTGAGAAAACGCCATATACGTCGCCCTTCTTGGCCTCTTCCATAACGGCGTTTTTAAATCCTGTGGCAATGCCCGGAGCATTTGCCCATACAGCGCCGGGGCTAGGCTCGCGCATATATTTTGTGCCGGCATGAAGATCTACGGGCCACGCAAGTTCTTGCTCATTGATATGTGTGAGACGACCAAAGTTAGATCTATCGCCACCAAGGTTTAAGAATGTCGCGCCCTTTGCTTGGTTATAAAAATCCTCCCAAGACATTTTATTTTCAGGCTTAAGGTTTAATCCCGGTATGTCGCCAATTTGTGTAGTAACATCTTGAACCGGTCGGCTTTGTCCAATCTTGTAGTAGTTCTTTTCTGGACTTGCTGTTGCCTGCTCAATGCGCAAGTTACGCGCCATGTCGATGGCTTGTCTGACCTTTTCAGGATCTTGACTAAACGGGCTAGCAACGCGCTCGAGCGCCGTCTCAAGAGCGACTGGCGCAGGGCGTGCTAAAGCAGGCTTAACTACTTTTGCGATAGTTGATAAAGGGCCAGCCTCTGCCGTCCCAACAGGATTAAATTGAGAAACAAAATTTAGCGCACGATCAACAACGCTTGGCTGCTGTGTTGCTTCTGCAGGTGCCTCGACGTCCCCGCCGTCTGCATATCTATCCTTGATGTCGATCAGGTTTGGATCAAAGACGACGTAGTTTCTTGTTTGGTCGCCAGTTGAGTAGCGAGAACCTTGGTCGAGATATTTAATTCCCTTTGCACCAATACTTTTCAAAAATTCAGATGCAGCTGCATCTCTATCATTTATTGGTTTATTTTTATAAACTTTAGAAGTTAATTCATCATATATTTGTCTTCCGCTTATTCCATCTCTTAGATCTTCATTCAAATTACGATGAAAATCTTTCAATGATTCATAATTTTCAAAGTTAGGATTTAATGATTCATCATGACTTTTTAATAAGTTTAAAATTTTTGATTGTCTAATTAATGGATTATCCCAATCAAGGAAATGCTCCTGTGGAGCGTTGATATCTACCACATAAACATTACCGGGGCGCTTCACTTCTGCGCCAGACTTTTGCCAATCAAGAATAGCCTGCATGGCCTTCTCATATGCAGCATCGTCATGAAGAACGCCTTGGGTCTTCATTCCTTCCAATTTGCCACGAGCACCGGGAAATGCGCTTTCTACTGGCGCACGAAAGGGAGAATTGTAAGCGTTCTCTAATGCAACACGCGCATAATACTCCGGCGTTCCAAGCGGCGGCTCTTCAATAGACTTGCCGCTTATTCTAACTTCTGGTCTTGCCAAGTCGCAGTGATATCCCTCTGCGACTTCTGGGTTCTCTGCAAAATATAGCCCATGACCGTAAGCCTGTGCGCCTTCGCCCGTTCCAATCTTGCTTAGATCAAACTTATTAAACTCGTGTGGCGAGCCATGATAAGCGCGAATAGCTTTCATAGCTTTATCAATAATCCCAGCCTCAGCCTCTTCTGGCATAAGGGCAGACGCGCCAATTGCTGCAGCTTTGGCGGCTTTGCCCGGAAGGCCAAGCGCCGACATTGCTACATTTGTGGGATCGCCCTCACGTAACCCAACAGCAACATCTCGCGCCGCGGCTAGTGGAGCAGCTGGCGTGAAGTATGGAGCTATTTCTGATGCTGCCTGCAGGGCTGGCTCGACAACCTCAGTCGTGCCCTTGGGATATGAGCCGAGAGGGAGACGTGTGTGCGTCAGTGGCTCTTCAATAGACATAGGAGCAAACTCGACATCGCCCCTGAAGCCTTTTTCGTGGCTTGATTCTTTATTTCTATTAACTTCGTCTGCCGCTCTAATAGCAGCTTCAATATCTTCTACGCTGCCTCCATCGGCACGATGAGGCCGATTAAATAATGGCGATACAGCAAAGCTCCACTCAATCAATCGACGGAAGTAAGCTTCTGGATTTTCTTTGTCGACCCTTATCATCGATCGATTCCTTCAAGGCCAGCAGGGAATGGCTGCTCTTGTGATTCTAGGCGTTTCAACATGTTTGGATCAATGATCTGATTGATTATTGGAAGAGCGGCAGGGTTCTTAGCAATATCTTCAGCCAATCTAACAGCAGCTAAACGCTCGCGTGATTCACGATCGCGCAACCGATTAAACGCATCAAGCTTTGCATCTGCGCCGCGCATTTCTATTTCGCGCTGCTCAAGCTGTAACTCTGCCATCTTGACAGGATCAGGTGCTTGGCCTTCCTGCATCTGTGACTCTTGAACCTTGGCCTGCGCCAACATTGTCTTGGCGTCAGCCTCTTGCTTCTTAATCTTAAGTTCCTCAATCGCCTGCATAACTTGCGGCGGAGGATTGGCGGAAGCCTCCGGAGGAGCCATAAACTGTTCCGGATTGCTCCAGCCCATTGCCTTCATGGCGGCAATATCGATTGCCTTCGGGTCATACATTGACGGGTTAGACTGCTGCAATTGTTTCAACGCCATAATCTTCATCAAGCGTTGCGTTTGGCTTGCAGTGTTTGGATCTGCTTGCGGAACAAGATTGCAATTATCCAACGCCTGTATAAACGTTGCTTCATTCCATTGGCATTTGGGTTTTTTGTTCCTACCCCAGAAAGAATCCGGGTGCTCTCGGAAACAACGCACAAGTAACTCAAACTCTTCAGCCTGAGCAACGTGCATACGCTTATGGACCGCATTCAATATCTTCGTAGCTTGATCGATCAAAGCTAAAGTAGTTCCAACCGGCGCGTTGTCTCGGCCTTCGCCTACCTGTAGCTCGCTTGTCGTGCCGACACGTTGGCCAGTCTCCACCATATTCTGCACGAGTGTCATCAACGCTGCACCCGGCTCCTTGTATGGCAAAGGCATAATCGCTTGGTTGATCGGCAACCCACCCGTTTTCACTAACGCTCCGCCGCCCGGAGGGACGCGGAATATGTTGGTGTTTTGTCTCGCGCCTGTGTCGGCCATCAAGAAGCCGGGGAAATTTGCATACATGCCAGCGTCGAGCATCTCGCGCCATGCAGCCGTCACCGCGTTAGTAGTGTTGCCAAGGATATGCAGTAGACCGATATCGTAAAAGCCCAAACCGGGGACGAACGTATATTTAACAAAGTTGTTTCGCGCTTCAGGTAATTGATTGCCTTCTTCGCCAGTCGGTTCATCGTAGTTCCGCACGATAGAGAGAATCTCTCTAGATGATACATCAATCGTTACGCGGTAGGGAATCTCTAATCCTGTTTCTTTTCCTTTATATTTGTGTGCATAACCATGAATATCTAATTCGCAATAAATTTCATAAATTTCACGGTCACGATCTTCAGGATTACGTGTATCAACACTGATGCCCTGTTGCTCTGCCTTCTGGCGTTGAACAGCATCAGCATCTTCAAAGCTTGGAACATTCAATTCAATGTCTCGATAAACGCCAAGGATCTGCAACCGCTTTACAGTTGAAGAGCGCATATAAACGCGATGTGTTATACGCTTTGCATCGGACAAGGCAGTCGCGGCGTTATTAACGATCAAGTCGTCGGCATCAACCGACTCACTGACTGGTCGCCCACGCAAAGGACAGAAGTAAACTTTCTTAAATGCCGTGCCGCCAAAGCCAAGCATGAAGAGCATTTTGTCAGTATCTGGATAATACTCACGGGCAATTGCCGTCAGATAATGGTTAAGGTCGGACTCAAGAGCCGTCGCCATCTCGTCTTGTTGGACGGTGTCATTGGCTGATTCGCTCCGAACCTTCACCGGTCCATCAGTCGGGAGGAGCTCGGAACGGGCGTTAGCCTGAAACCGTAGGACTGCCTCAAGAAGGAGCGGGTGGCGCACTTTGCTCATGCCCTCCACGGGAGCGCCATCAGACGCGCCCTGAAGGCCCGGAATTTCAACCTTCAACCCAAGCAACTTAATGCCCTGAGCCCGGTCTTCAATCCAGTCTTGGCGGCTGTCGAGGTCATCTCTAACGCCGCGCAAAAGATCTTCAGCAATTCGGCCTAGCTCAAACTGATCAATATCCTCAACCAGATTACTAAACCATTCCTGTGCCCTTGCCGCATCTGATTCGCCCATAGGGCTACCATCAAGCGAAACACTTACTGAGCCATCATCATGCTCAATACGAATAATGTTGCCCTTGTCATCTGTCTCGGGCTTGTCAACATCATTCAAAATCTCAACGAGGACTTCTTCAGATGGTGCCAGTCCAACGGGCTCCTGTTCCTGTCTAACGAAAGGCGATAAGCCCGGAGTCATTGGCATAATTAATTTCCTTCGCTGTCCTCGAGCAGCCGCGTGATATCCGCGACGAAGCGGTCTAAACCCTCGCGAGCAGCTATACTATCATTTTTCGCCGCAATCTCATAGGTGCGCACGTAATCGTGGGGCTCCTTGCCCCAGACCTCTACTTTGAATTTACCAAGGCCATGGCCGTGGGCTGGCGGCTCATCAATAATATCAACAGTCGCACTTGCGAGTATCATGTTGTTCTTCCGATTATATAGGGTAAAGCGGCTCTGGGTCTTTGCCGACGTGCATTCTACCTTGATCGAGGTCTGCAGTCCATTCTGAGCCCCTAACGAGAAGGCCGATGTCGCGAAGGTGTTTGAGGGCCATAGATGTCGTGTCCACGAGATCGTCGTGCTTCCCGCGAGGGAACTGAGACGCCTGCGTAATAACCATATCCGCCCACGGACGATCAGGAGCATAGATCAGACCCTCCGCAAAGATGTGCTGAATACTGTAAAGGCGCGACAGTTTATCGTGGCCCTTTGGATCAATAAGCTGAACGGCAAACTCTTCGTGATTATACAACCGACGAAGCTCTTGTGCGACACTAATTCCTGAAGCCTTGTTCTCAACTAAAAGCTTGTCGACGCTGTATCGTTCCATGATCTCTTGAACTTTTTCAACGAGCTCATGAAGCTCGAGCCTTTCGGCCCACGCATACATCAGCATAGCCCGCGGATGTTCTTGCGTGTAAGTTCTTTCCAACTGAGCCATCGATCCATCTGGAGTCATCTGCCTTGTAATTTGCGCAGTTTGATCACCGCCCGTCCACACGCCCCAAACAGTCATGGCACTTGGATCGTTTTCAGTCTTAGTCGTATAGGCGCAGTCTACTGCCGCGACGACGTAGTCGAACGGCGGATAGGAGTTACGATCCCAAAGCTGCCACCATTCCCGCTTGATGACGCCGCCGCCCCTTGGCGTTGGCGCTTGATCGAACTGCCCCGCAACGGCATAAGGCCCCATCGCCTTCTCATCGCGGTCCACCACCGCTTCAGGAAAACGCTTAGGAAATAAAAGCTGTCCCGGTTCTTTACGGGGATCAACCTCTCCGAGCATTGTTGGCATGGCCCTTGAAGGGTCATACCGCATCGGAAGCATAATATGGTCATAGCCAAGGCCCTTATCGAGAATAACGCCTGAAACATCCTCTTCATGCAGGCGCTGCATGATGACAACGATTGCCGATTCTAATGGTTTATTCAATCGGGTTGGAACAGCTTCAAGAAACCATTCTATCGTCGTGGCTCGCATTTGATCAGAACCGGCTCCCTCAACTGAGTGAGGGTCATCAATGATAACTCTGTCGCCTCTGGCACCCGTGATTGACCCTGAAGCAACTGCCTGCATGAATCCAGTCGCCGTGTTCTCAAACTTGGTCTTTTGGTTTTGGTCTTTGGTTAGCTTAACGCGGTCGCCCCATCTTTCTTGATACCATTCCGAATCAATCAAGCGGCGCATCTTTGTCGAGTTGCGGACTGCAAGGTCTTGGCTATGAGAAGCGCAAAGATACCGCATGTGCGGCATGTTCTTTGGACCCCACTCCCAAGCCGGCCAAAAGACAGAAGTAAGTAAAGACTTCATCATGCCCGGCGGGATGTTGATTAAAAGGCGATTGTAGAGCGAGCCATTCTCAAGCTCGACGCCATAAGTGATTGCCTCAAGATGTTCCGCCAGCATGTCGACATGCCAGTTGTGATAGTATTCTGCGCCCGGCTCAACGATATGCCACGCTTGCCTGATGAACTCGCAAAGGTCATCTTCGCAATCAGCTGCGCTTATGCTTGTTAGCACTTGATCGCGGTCAAACTTCTTACCGTATGCCTCAACGATTCTTCCCATTACTCTCGTTCACTTCATCAAACGTTACTTCGCTGTCCTTTGGCATAATGACGAAGCCATCATTCATCATAGACTTAAGATAAGCCTGAACAACTTTATTAACATGACTTTCAAAGTGGGTTTCCCACCTTGCCGCGGCAAGTGCATCCTTATGCGCCTGAATAATAGTCTTGCTCATAATCACCCCAAATTGCTGCGACGATGGCTTCTTTACGGTTTTCTATCTTCAATTTCCCCACAATGTAGGGAGAATATATATCCCAATTCTTAATGATAGAAACAGCTCTTGCCCTCTCTTCGCGTTTAACTTCCTCTATTAAAATCTCACGTTCTTTCTGTGTCATGGTTTCAGCCTCAAAGACGTAAGGTGCATTTCATCGCCAATTTGGCCACTTAAAAAAGTATTAAAGGCAATGCTGATTCTAGTAAGTGTTCTTTCTATGACTGTATCATCAACGCAATGTTTTAAGTTTGACGGGAAAACAACGATATCTCCAGTCTCGACGGGGACAACCCAACGCTCTGCATTATATTCGTTGAAGCTTTTAGGCGGCAGCATAAATTCGCGTAACAACGTATTAAAGAAAGATATATTGTCCTGATTTTTGTCTGCACTAAAGTAAAAAGTCCCAGACAAGAAACTATTAGGATGCGAATGCGGATGATGGTGTTGGCCCGGATTGGTGAAGTTAAGCCAAGATTGAGTGATGTATATTTTAACATTTAAGGCTGGATCGTAAACGCTTTTTAAATAACTATCCAACGCAAACTGAATCGATTCTCTTATGCTAAACATAGGATCTCGGTCTAAAACGTAACGGTCAACACTAACGACATTGCCTACGTTCAAGTAAGTGTCTTTGCTGCATTCTTCTACGTAAGCCTTTTCTTCATCACTCGGCTTGCGCCCGGTGTTGAATTTAAACACAGGTGTAGGGAACAGGTTGAGTCGCTCAATCTCTTTCATTCAATCACCTAATGAGATGTTCCGCGCGTCCACATTGTGGCTCCCAAGTCTTCAGCTTTGTTCGTTGCTTGGTCAACGGTATATATAAAAAACTTTTTAGCCCGATCGAAATCTTTAGCCGAAGCCGTCCAATTGCATAAAACAAAGGAGGTCGATGCTGCTAATATTTCTAATGCCTGAACGGTGTCGCCAGTCTCGTTCAGGATATTAATTATCTCTGTTACTGCCTCAACAACAACGGAAATTTCTGCGCAAACATCTTCATCGGAATCCATGCCGCTCCTTAATCCGCCTTCTCCCAGCGAATAACTCCTTCGGCTTCCCCTGAATCAGCCATAACCTGTATTTGTCGCCCAAGTATCTGGCATGTTTTGTCAAAGTCTTTTCTGTTTTGGGTGCAAGCAAAAATCATTTTTGCACAAACCATTCCTAAAACAGTCATAGCAATATTTGGATCAGATAGCTCCATTAAAGACGTCGCAATTGAATTGGCCATGTCATTCATTGAGTTCGCCTGCTCGGTGGTAATTGGTTCTCTCATTACTCTTCCTCAGTAGCTAATAAGATCTTCTTCAAAACTTCCCGATCTTCAGGGTCGAGCTGTCGCGCGTCAATCTTTTGCGTTTGCTCAACCTTGATAGCGCCACCATCGGCACCAGTGACAGCAGTTTCCTTGCGCTCAGTGTAGTCTTCACGAAAGCGTGCCTGCGCAGATTTGATCCAAAGATTGGCGTTAAATTCTCGGCAACGTAGGCCGCCCATGCCCTCCCGCTCCCACCATCCCTGCTCGTAAGTCTTTGCTGCGCGTAGTGCGGTGAGAAATTCTGCGTGTTCGTCGCCCCAATGATACATTGAGGCCTTATCAATTTCGAACTCGCAAGCGATCATTGCAGGACTGTAACCTATCTTTCCCATCTCAATTGCAAGCTCACAAAACTCCGGGCAATACTTTGAAGGACGCCCTACAGGACGCTTTTCGGGCTTTGCCTTGTTTTTTGCAGCCGCAATCTTTTCTCGGATTATGACGATTGGGTCTTGCTGTTGTTCGCTCATTTTAATTACAATTTCTCGGTTGAACGACTGTGCAGTCGAATACATATTTAACCGGGACACTGCACCCAACGAGGAATGCAAATCCCAGTAGCGCAAGGCTATAAATGGCCGCTGTTATGAGAAAGCGCAATGTTTCTTGTTTCATTGGTTCAGACCGCAGCATGTTTCCCCCCTCATCATATCACACCGCGGTCTGAATTTCACTCAGTCAAAATCACCAAGATCTTCGTCTAGTTCTTCAGTTTTGAATGAAGCCATTGCTGCTTGGCCCAAGGGGGTTCCCGCCAGCATCCCCAAAGCGTCCATATACACAGCCAAAATAGCCTGCTCCTCAGCACGTTTTTTGGCATCCTGCTTACGCAATGCAATGATTTTCTTAATAATTTTAGGATCAAAGCCATTTCCTTTTGCCTCGGCATATACTTCTTTTATATCCTCAGCAATGACTGCCTTTTCCTCTTCTAATTTTTCTATGCGTTCAACTATTGCTTTGATTTGATTATTATTTCCCATTTTTCTGCTTCCTCTATCGTTTTTAGAACGTGATTAGCCATGTGCCAGCAGTAGTCGCACGTTTCTATACAAGGCTCTGTTGCTGGTGTTTTGGCTATATGTCTATATCCATCCGAATCACGATCAATGCGGACCCCAAAAGTGCAGAGGCCATACGCGATAATCTCCCTCATATCACTTCTCATAGATCGGAAGAGCGTCGTGTAGGGAAAGAGTGTAA